TGCATGTCTTGGGATTATGTGATCGACATGGTTGCCTTCAGCCCCACACATCTGGCATGAATAACCGTCGCGGTGAAGGATCTTCAAACGCAACTTGCGCCATGAATGGGTTGAACCATTGTCTTTAAGTGCGCTTGCCATTAGTAGTAATCCCTTTCCATGTGGAATGCCCACGCCTTGCATGGTGTTTGATAACGGTTTGTTATGTATCTGATTGTTGCGTCTATTTGTTTGAATGGATCAAGGTCACGGTAGTGCTTTGATCTCATTTGACCCAGTCCGAAATGACTACCGTTCTTGGCAGTGTATGACCACCGTGATTCTTTTGTGATTATGCGATTGAAGCATTGAAACTCTTTATAGTCCAGAATCCTTGAATGTGCGTATAGTTTTAAATGATCTATTGAATAGTTAGCTGCACTGGCTTTGGTTATCCCTGTTGTCGAAGTAACCGCCAAAATGGCAATACTCGCCCACAAACGCTTCTTGCGCTTCAGCGAACTAACCGCCGACGCGGTTCGCTTCTCGCGAAAGAATCGTAGCGCGTCTGTCAATGATTGAATAACTTTACGCATGGCGTTGGGCGTGTCCCACACCTTTTGCACCCCTGTGCATAACTCTTGTGGATAACTTTTAACGTGTAATAACTTCAATTGAACCCCACCCTTCACGCTTGATGTGTAATTTCGCCATTTGCATGCGTCGGTGATGATCGACAACAACCTTGCGCGGTGCTGGAAATTCCCTATTGTTTTGAACTTCCAGGCATGTTTGCAATGGTGTATCAAAGACAACCAATTTCGTTTCAATGCCTAGACGATCAGCTAAATTTAACCAAAACCGCCTATGCATTTGAATGGTGTGTGTACCGTCAGCAATGATGAATTTACCTTCTTCAGCGGCTTTGACTGCCTTCATGCGTTGCAAGCCCATGAATGCGGCAATGTCTAATTCTCGGTTGACCCGCACGGCTTCAGTGTTGAAAATGTACTCAAAGCCTGATTTGTTTTTTCGAACCCAGGTTGATTTCCCTGCCCCTGGTGCGCCCATAAGCACGACGATCATTGATGACCCCAACCGTCGCCCTTGAACGAAATGCCAAAAGTTGAGTAGCGTCGGCTCATGTTTGCCCCGCAGCAGATTGGCTGGTTTTCGTCGTGGATTGACTTATCCACCTCAACACGGATTTTGCACACCGTGCATTCAAACTCATAGATTGGCATTGAAACTCCCTATCTGCGCAACCCCCATGACTTCGCACTTGGTGCATTGAATCACTTCCACACCTTCGGGAAGGTTGTCGGTAATCCTGTGAATCAGCTGCTTTGTGATCTTCTTGCATTTTCTGCATTCAAACTGCACTGTGTCCATAATTGCTTCTCCGTAAATTCTCAATTGGCTGCAAGTTAATTTGCGTCACCCACCAGTTAGGTTGCTTGGTGTGACGGTATTTGGGACGTTTTGCCATTGCAATCGGAATCCAACCCGCAATGAAATAGTTTGGTGATTCACCAGTTACCAGAATCGCAACGTCATTTGGTCGGTCGTATTCGTGAACGACTAAATGGCCGGCAACGTACTTAGTCCAGCGAACTTCAAAATGACTTCCCACGTCGGCTTTGACTTTTCCCTTTTGTTCAAACGGGTCAAATTCAAGTCCTAAGTATTTTGCGACAACCCATTCACTGCCAATGCTTTGCGCGTCTTGTGCAATTAGATCATGCAATGGTTTGTCCATTGAATAACCGCCTTCACGGGTTTGCCAATAATCTTTATTTTTACTGGCTAAATGCAACGCGGCTTCGTGGCATGTAAATTCCTCTTGCCTAGTCAATTGCATTTTCATCTGCAACCCGCACAAAACCAGATTATCTTTTCATTGCGGTCATACCCCTTTTGGTAACCAAAGGCGTCAAACTTGGTCAGCATTGAACATTTGTCGCATTGCTCGACTTTGTATTCAGCAATAATCTCGCCGTTTTCCATAAGTTTGGCGGTCATGGTTTGCGGATAAATAATCTCGATAAAGTCGCTCATACTTGTGGCTCCCATTTGCCAGTTGACCGCAAAACGTACCAACGCGGGCTGCATTGCGTTGCCTTTGTGCGCTCGGTGCAAAAGTATCCGCCCCATGTCTTTGGTGCGCCGTCATGTGATTGTTTCCAGATCATGTGCCCGTGGCTGCACTGGGGTGCTTCCTGCACTAACTCACCGCCCAATTGTTTGGCAATTTCGTCCATTGATGACCCAAGTGAAGGAATGCCAGACTGCTCGGCTTCAGCTGCCGTTTTGTAACTTGGAACGTCACCGAACTTTGTCGTCCAATAGTCATAATCCTTTTCAGCGTTTGCAACTTTGGCGGGTGTGCGTTCGACCTGTTCCATGATCTCTTTGGTGCTTCGTTCCGCACCGCCCATGACCAATTGCTGAACGCGCATAATTGCACTTGTGACTGTGTCCTCGACAAACCAGCGTTTCATGTTTTGCTGGTATGCCCCAACGTAGCCGTGGGCATAATCAATGCCTGCTGGCAATGTGTCGTCATGATTTCGAAACGCTTTTGCTTCAACCAAGACATAGCCTTTTTCAGCACTAAATTCCACAATTCTGGTTTCAATGCGTCCAAGCGGAAAGTTTTCCAACCAGCGTTCCAGGCGTTCACGGCTTGCTTCGTAGTTATCCAGGAATCCCATTACTTGACCGCCTTATTGGCTATGTGGCGAACCATTGCCTTACGTCGTGCAATGCCTTCACGCTTGCCCTCTTTAAAGCCTTTTGCGTATCCCGCAGCGGCTGAAATGACCATAAGAATGATCACCAGCACCAAACGACCCAATGTCTGCGGGTCTAATAAGTCAACAACCATTTTGAATTCTCCCGATTCTTGGTGATAGGACTACCACCTGAACTCAGGGTGACGCATGAATGGCGCGCGGTCAAGAACCTTGCGTGTTTGTCGGCGTGTCTGACGGCTTTGCCTTGGATTTCAGTCCATTGCCAGCAAGTACCCCGCCCAATGAACCAGTCAAGAAAATTGCCAGGGTTTTCAGTAAATCAATAAATGCTGCGTCGTTGGGTGCTTGCGCCCCGATTGGCTGGGTGACAAAGATAAGCGCATAAGTGATCCCAATGGTCACAATCAAAAACACCATTGCAAGCGTCGTGCCAATAATCAGAATCAGCTGCGCGTGAATTTCTTCAGGCGTTTTACGGCGTGCGGGTTTGTTGCGATTCAATTCCAAGTATGTCGTCAGTGCATGTTCCAGTCGGGACGCATTGCGGCGGCTGGCATTCTGGCTTCGACCAGTTTTCAAATTCTTGGCATTCATAACGAATCCACCCTTGATACCCGCAAGCGGACTGGGTTAGTGCAAGTGCCCAAACCAACCCAGCCGCTGCGAATCTGCGGTTCACTTCCCCGTAGAACCGAAGGCTTTGTCATTTGGGTTCAACCAGCGCAAAATCACTGGTGCAACCGCTGCAACGCCCGCCATTGCAAGAGTTTTCGGATCAGTAACGCCCGCCATGTATAGGGCAAGTGCTGCTGCCATAAATGAACGCGCCCATGACGCGATTAAGGCTTTGGCTTCAACCATTTTTTTGTCTCCTTCTTTGGTTTGTCTCCCGAAGTTGGAACTGTAACTGTTGGAAATTCGCCTGTGTAGGGAATGAACTTTGGAATTCCAAAACCGACGATCTCTTTACCTGCACCATACGAACGAACCTTTACCATGACCATGCCACCATTGCGCTGGTCGCCTGTTCCGCTGGTGTTGCCTTCGATTGTCATGCAAGTTTTGGAATCAATCAAACCGACAACAATTCCAATGTGTGAAATACGGTCAACGCCGTCATGTGGAAAATCCATGAATGCGAGATAACCAAGTTGCGGCATGTTTGACCAGCGTTGAATCTCTTTGAATTTATGTGCGCCTTGCGCAGTGCCAACGACCGAATGAATCTTGACACCTGCCTGGGCTGCACACCAATTCACGAATGAACCGCACCACGGCAAACCGTCTGCCTTTGTAAACTTGCCATACTTGGTCAGGTTGTCGCCTTCTTCGACCGTGCCAACTTCAGCTGCGGCGACTTCGATCAACCGTGCGTTTGTGCCGTCAGGATAGGTCACGAAAGTAGCAATTTCGCTTCGTCGTCGGTAATACCCAGTTTGGCAAGTAATGCAGCCTTTTGTGTTGCTTTGATTGATTCCTTTGCTTCCAATTCAGCCATTTCGGCTGCGAAATTTTCAGCGGCTTTTATTTCAGCGGTTGTGGCAAGTCGTTCGGTGACGGTTTCTTCACCCGTAATTGCGTCGAACTTTTTTTCCGTGATTTTCATTTTTGCCCCTTTATGCCGTTGTATAAACGTAAATTGTGCCGTCAGTAAAATTGCTGGCGTTAGTTGTAAGAAAAGTGATAGAACTTACGGCGGTGCTTGAATCATAAACTGCAGTGCCAATTCTCATTGCCTGGAAACCTGTGCCACCGTCATCTGCGCCGCCGCTTGCCATAAACACTGGTTTTACGCCTGAAGTGCTTGCACCGCTAATCAAGGCGTATCCGTTAACAAATGCA